CTGCGACTTGGTATTCACGATCTGCTAACGCACCAGCTACACGACTAATGGTTTGACCTAACTGCTCGGCACCGCCAGCCGTGCGAATAACACCAACAGGCTTGTTGAACACTTGAGTCTGTTGCTTGATTACTTGTGCCATTTTTTCGCCTTATGTTTTTATGTCGTTGTAACGAGAATAGCTGCCTGCCGTTTGACCAGCCGCACTAAACAGAGATGTTGCCAGTGCTGTTTTGCCTGAGCGTTTCGTTCTAGCCTGCTCTGCTTTGTATTGATTAGACGCGCGAGTTTCCTGCGTTTTGATGCGGCTCACGTCCTCAGTGGCAACTTCTCTTTGCTTGTCTAAGAACGCCTCAACGCTACGGTCAGACCCAATGTCTCGACCAGCAGCAGCAAAAGATGCAAGGTTAGTGGCGGTAGCCGAGTCGTACTCATCCATCCTTGCGCGAGCCTGTTGAGATGCAGCCGCGCTGTTGAACTTGCGCTCAGTCTCTATGTTAAAGGCTTCAAGGTCTGCCTCTTTCTTTGCACCAATCCCACCAAGGATTGTACCCAAAACCTGTACGCCTGATAACGCTGCAAATATTGCTGACATTATACTATCAACTCCGAAATAAGACCGTTCAACTGAAGCGGTAGTGGTTCACTTTGCGTGATTTTAACTTGAGGCGCGCGGTTATAACCTAAGAGCCTAAACTCTTTGTTGCCAGTAAACGGATCGCCGTAAGTGGCAGACCTGTCATTGACTGTTAAAGACTGCATGTTCTTGCCGTTCACTACAATGTTCGTAATACCTCGAATAGCGCCAGTTGCAGGCCCATTGCCTAATGATTGGTCCACAGGATTGGTGTCAATCTGGATGTCAAACTTGTGACCAACGTACAACTTGCTGTAGGAACTATGTCCCGTTGTGTCGATAGCACCACTCGCTACAGTAAACTCGCCAAGGTAAGACTGGACACCACTGGTCACACCGATGACATCTACAGTTTCACCATTAGAGAAGTTGGGTGTGCTTACAGAGTTTGACGTGTTGTCCAGATATTCCCAGCGGTCTAAACCGATGTCCTCGGAGAACTCGCATAGGTAGTGATACCCCGTAGAATCCGTAACGTAGGCAAACAATCTGTCATGCACGGCAACAACAGACTTGAAGTTGCCGTCAAACTCCACTGAGGACCACGCAGCGCGTTTCTCAGAGCGGTTAGAGCTAAACAGGGCTAGACTCCCGTCATTCATCACAACGGCCGCGTATGACTCTCCTGACTTAAATCCAGAATGAACAACCGCCATGTCTACTGGGGTCTTAATAAGATGCTCGCCAAGCGTAGAGATAGAAGTAGAGATGTAAGCGTCTTCACTGTCAGCGTACAGATACTCACGTATCGCTCGGCCACCCTTCTCTACAAATATTGTGCCGCCATCAATTGACTCAGGGCGAACGAACTCACAACCGAATGGAGTCTGCTTGCGAATCTGAGCATTTGTTGGCGTGATTGCTTGGTTAAGGTAAGTCGGGATGTATAGCTCGTCTGATAAAGTGAATACCTGCAAGTCGCGGTTTGACTTAAGATACCGTATTTCATTTACATCGCCAGTAGCCGCAACAATGTTGATCGCATCATTGTCCTCAGCCTCGCCAACGTCAAAGTTGAAAAACCCACCAAGCTTAGACATCCATATAGTGTCAGGCTCAGAAATTGTGCCGCCAAAGCAAAGGCGATTTTCATGGAAGGTAACGGCAGCGGGATACCCGCGAACAGCAGAGAAGGATTGCTCGTCCCACTGGTCTGTAGGTGCGTGGCAGCTAATAGTTACGTTGCCACCACCGTCTTCTGCTACGTTTGAATTTCCACCCGCAGTAAATGTGTATGTGCTTTCGTCAATAATCTCAACAATTGTGCGAGATCCGTTAAGCTGAGACGAGGTAATCCCCCCAACAGCAGAGGCGTCAGAGACTACAATGCTTTCACCACCCTGAAAGCCGTGCAGGATGTGCGTAACCTCAACGGTTGCTGTCCCGTCGATTGTGCGGAAGGGATTAAGCACAGACAGGCGAAGCTCTAAGGTATCAACTATATCACCCGTTGCCTGAGTCGCAGACTGCACACTGGTGATTTCTATTTCGCTCTTGTGATAGCGCAGCTTTACGCCGACATGCTTAGAGCTAAGATAGTTTCCGCCAGTTTGACTGCCCGTTGTGTCAAAGTAATCAGCACTTGTAGTTAAGGTTCTGCCCGTACCGCTTGTGGCACTCGGGTCAAGCGTAGTCGCGTGTGCATGGAAAACAGAGTAGGGTTGATAGGTTACATTGCCGTCAGCGCGTTCATCAAACGTAAACGTACTTACCTCGAATCCATACAGGCTAGTGCGAGTAATTGCTCGTGGCGCAAACAGCGGGTGGCACACAAACAAAACGTCACCATACTGAGCGGTGGTGTACTCTTGTATGTAAGTATCATCAAATGGAAGCGCCGCACTGTCTACGTCAGCGGTAATCTTTGCTATTTGGTTTAGCGTTTCCCCGTCCGTGTTGAGGAAGTAGGGCTGAACAAATCCGTTGCCAATCGCAATAATGTACTGCTCATTGTCATCAAAGACAAATGAGACGAGATGCACGTCTGCATTAGACCCAGTATCCTTAGCCATATACTTTAAGCCCGATCGCTTTTTCACAGCGCCTTGGGATAGAACGGTCATGTTCTTTAGTGATTGGGCCGATGCTGCATAAACTGGGCTATCTGTCCGCATAATTGCAGAATCACTAATCTCACCGAACTGAAAGCTGTTCTGAGAAACTCTTATCTTCTGCATTAGCTAAGCCTTTGTGCGATAAACCTTGAGGTGTTTAGCTTGCGGGTAGTCTGTTGCTGCGAATCTAAGCGTCTGGCTTTTGTCATTTGACGGTCTGCCTTCTGCTCAAGCATTTGAGCTAGGCTGGCGTCACGCGCAACGGAAACGGCAAGCATAGAGGCAACCTGTAACTCTACTGCAAGGGTAAAGAATGGAGGCCACTGGTTCTCCGTGGCACGGAAAATGTAATCAGCGACAACGACATCAGAGGCAGAACTGTCACAGAAAACTTTATCTCCGTAAGTGTCAAACTCAATAGGACTGTCGTTTATGGTAACAGCGCTCAACATAAGCAAGTCAGTAGGTAGTTGATACGATGCTGAATAACGTGCCGCTGGAGAATCTTGCAGGCGACTCAACACAAGTTGGTTTGTCGCAAAGCGCCAGCGTGTACTTGTAAGGGATTCACGCGCCATATCTTCGTACATCGCGTCGACGACATCAGCTTCTGCCGTGCCCTCTGCAAATGAGGCGATGGGAGACCCGCCCATAAGGATCGAAGCTCGGGAACATATTTTGATTGCTGTATTTGCTGGCATCTCGTCGACCTATCTAGAGGAAAAGAAAGGGGGCCGAAGCCCCCTGACTATTAGTTGTTGTCGAGAACTTCGTAGATACCGTTCGCGTCGATAGCGATAGCACCCATGGACATCATGGATGTGGTCAGGTGTGAGACCTTCTGAGGTACATAGTTTACTTCAGTTTGGACCTCAGCGTTCACGCCGATACCAACTGCGCTTGTGTGGTAAGCGAAGTTTTTGCCACCAGCGACAGCAGACGTTGAGAAAATCTTGAAGCCCAAGAACTCTTTCATTGTCATACCACCTGCGAACGGTAGGTTCTGTGGACCTACATAGTCGCTTGATGCGAACTCAGTGATGTTGAACAAGTCTGAGTAGCCAGCAGGAGACATAGCAAGATAGCGTTGGCCATCTTCTGGAATGTCAGCAGTACCCATTGTTTCAAACAATGTGAGCAAGTCAGCTTTGGTTAGTGCGCCAGAGGTGTCAGCGATTGCTGTAGCGTTTGCGCCAGCATCCATTGCAGCAACGATAAGTGCGTCAGTCTGACGGCCAAGTGCAGCAGCAGCAGAAGTCGCTACGGCTTGGCGCTCGTTGATGTTTGTTTTCAACTCGTCGAGCTTGTCGATGTATTCTGCAGCGAAGTAGTCAACCATTGTGACTTCTACGTTTGTGTGCGCTAGGTCCATTGGCGCAACGTCAGCTTGGCGGACTTTAGTTACCGCTGTGCCTGTGCCAATTTTTTGGAAGCGAGCAGAGCTACCTGATACGTTGGAAGAGCGAACAGTGTTGCGCAACTTAGAACCCATGCGTTGATACGCCATGTGAACTTCAGTTTCAAACTGCTTGATGAAAGCTTGGTCGATAGTGTTAGCCATTTGTACGTTCCTAAATGATGTTTCTCAGAGACGGGTATCCGTTACTTCACATCGACAAGGGTATCCATACGGGCCTTTCAGTGCATCACGGGCCGTGATTCGCAAGTATAAACATTTGTTTTTGGCAAAATGCAACGCACAAAAGAAACATACTCCACACCATCTGACTCTATAATCTCTTCTGGAGTAAACCCCAGCCAGCATGCCCAGTTAAGCATAGCCTCATTCTTCATTAGTATCTTCATAAGGATAGTATCATGGTACTGTTCAAATATTTTCAGCAAATCCTTAGAGCCTCTCGCTATCGAGACAAAGTTTTCGCGAAGGTCTGAAGAGAATAGTGCAAACATTTGTGGTGCATTGCCATCCAGATCAGGCCAGAGGCCACCAACAAAAGTAAACGGGTGCCCATCCTTGCGAGCAATGTAGCACTCGGTATTCAATATCATGTATCTTATAGCCTCAGATACATTTGAATGGCCGAGAAGCATTAACTCCTCGACATTCTGTTCAGATAAATGCTCTACGATCTCATCGAGGTCTTCAAGTATTACTGGCGTAAGTGAATACTTACCTCGTCGTAATACCTCAGCCACCATAAAGTTTCTTGAACCCCGTCTCCACTTCACGAACAAACGCTGGATCGCTCTTGCTCCAATAGCGTGGGTCTCGCATCATTTCCTTCAGGCTATCTTCAGTAATAGAAGATGGAGGCGCTACGTTTGCAGAGAACGAGCCGTCCTTCATTGCCTCTTGGATTGCCTCAAGAGCAATAATGCCTTCGTGACTTTCACACATACGTTCAATAGCTGGGAGAGATTCTTCTGGGAAGAACTTGTTTGCAAACATAGACGCGCTTTGGATTCGATCCTGCGCGTTTTCCCCCAGCTTTGATGCTTCAGCTTCCAAATCTGGCTGATTACCCCCGATAGCTTGGGCGTACATCTCAATGCCTTTCTCAAACTCTTCCTGTCCGAAACCGTTTTCAAAGGAGTGGTCTGACCACCATTGCAATAGCTCGTTATCTACAGAGCTATCCGTGTCTATTGAGTCTGGTAGCTGATAATCACCCGCAGATTCTGGGCGATCCTTGTATGCTTCGGCCTGCAACTCTTCTGCATAAGCCTTGCGAATGTCTTCTTCCTTACCGCCGAGCTTAGATGACAACTCTTTGTAAGCCTTGGCCAAGTCCTCACCGCTGTTGTACTTCTCAGGAAGCCAATCAGGACGGGCGGGTTCAGCATCTTCTGCAACTACAAAGTCACGCTCAGCCTCAGCTGGTGCTTCAGTTACTTCCGCTTCTACGTTCTCAGTCATTTGTTTTTGCTCCTATGTGCGTGTGCAATACGGCGCTCAAGAAGGGCCACGACATAACGCTGCCCCTCTATATGCCTGAGTTCCTCAGTCGTTACGTGAGGACCGTTTACCATTTCAACTGTGATCGAGCGCAGATATTTTAAAACCTCTGCGCCCGTAGGTGTTTCAAGTACGGCGGCGATGTTCTGGCTTATCCGATTGTCTTGATCGGTAGACCTTTGAATCCCGTCGACTCCAATATTAACCTTGCTGCTCAAGCATCTGACCTTGTTGCTGTTGTTGCTGCGCCATTTGCTGCGCCATTGCAGCTATTTGTTTACGCTGTTCTTCGTCACGGATCAAGCTCTCAGGTACACCAAATTTCTTAGCAAGGTGAATTGCTGTTTGTTCTCCGTCGATTAGCAGCTGCAACATCTCAGGGCCAAACGATCCACCGACCAGTTCTAGGAACCGAGCAACGCTGGAAATGTCTTGGTTAGACTGCGCTTGAGCAAGCGGAGATACAGAACGAACCTTAACTTCACGGCCGTTTACAGTCGGTACATCAATGCGACCCTGCTTTTTCAGGATGTAGATAACCCGCTGTAGCACTGGCTGCACCAACTCAGCCTGTAGTCGGCCAAATGCTGCGCCCATACGCCGAGAAAGGTCAGCCATACGTTCAGCAACCTCAGTAGCACTGGCTGGTGTCTTGTCTGGATTGCCCAGCATATCGTTATACAGCGCACGTTTAATGTTCTGACGCATATCGCCAAGCACAAGCTGCGCCACATCGAAGCGACCAGCCGCATTGATAGGCTGCAATCCAGCAGAACCCATAGCTTTCGGAATGATTGTTCCAGGGACAAGGTTGATTGTATCTGGGTTAATCACACCATCATCTTCCATCTGATAGATGCCAGAGATACTCATCTGAGCGTTCTCCAAGATCATCTCGATAGTAAGGTTGGTAGTCTTGATGGCAGAAAGCGCGTTGATTAGAGGGCCGCGACCATAAACTTCGCCAGCACACTTAGACCAACGGAAACAAATGAACGGATTAGAGCCTAAGCCAATCATTTCTTTCTTATAAACCACAGTTTCTGTCGTCATGCAGATTGCATAATGCAGATACTTCTCTTCATTCTTGTGCGTGTAGTCACGGCATACAACTTCAAGCACAGTTGTATCACGATCCTGCCCCATCATCTTCGTAACTTTGTCATCGAAGGTAGAGTTCGGGTACATCAGCTCAAGGTGGTCAAACTTTACGCCCTTACGCTCACGATAAACGTGGTCGATTCGATCATCAGGGCCAGTATCCAGCACAACATGAGGCAAAGGAATGGCAGTGAAGGTGATTGGATTGATTGCATCACCCTCCTCTACGCACATAATGCCAGTACCTACGGCAAGGTCCATGAATGATTCGTGAACCTCCTGACTAAAGTTAGAGTTTTGCAGAACCTCGAAGACGTACTCCGTTACCTCGTCAAGCTCGTTATCAACGGCTTCACGCTGCTCTTTTGGCACCTCGCTACCTGACATCAAGTCTGCCCAGCGAGCAAAGTTAGGGACCAAGCCTGACTGCAAGCGGGATGCAAACTCTTGCACACCAACTACGGCCGTCTCATCAAAGATTTTATCATCTCGACGCTGACCAGCGGTCTCAGCATAGAAACTCTCACGTTGTGGGAGGGCGTATTCGTAACACTCCTCGAACAACGGCACCCAGTTTTCACGAAAGGCTTTAGCCTTAGTGTATTTCTTGGTGTACTGCTTTGCGATTTGTTCCATTAGCCAAACCGACCAAGGAAGCCACCGCCGCCAGATGTAAACAAGGAACGACGGCCAGCACCGCCACGCTTGCCAGCGCGAATTACTCGCTTTGAGACAGCTTCTTCAATATCTTCACGCTTATCTACTGCACGCTCTTCGATTTCCTCACGATTAGCATCGTCAGCTAGCTCTCTCTGCTCATTAGAAGCAGCCTTCTCAGCCTTACTTGGTCCAAAGCACATATCATCTCTCCTTTTTTACATTGGCTGGCATAGAAACAGTTAGTTCTCAATGCACAAAACTACATCCTAGACCACAAACCCTGCCGCCTCTTCTGCTTATCACCACGTTTAAACACATTGAAGTCACTCTGAGCCACTGTGGGCTGGGCTGGCTTCTGACTATTCATCAATGCCCGACCTTCACCCGCACCCAAGAATAGATACTGGGCCGCATCGTGTACGTGTGAGAACATGTTCTTGTCTGGCTTGTCAGCGTACCGCTCACCAGAAACTTCCATGCGCTTGTACGCGTAACCGCTTTCAAAGCCCTTGATTAGCGTAGGGCATCGTCGATCAATTAGTAACGCTGGCTTCCCTTCAACCATCTTCGTCAGTTGGGAGGAGACCGCCTCAAGCCGAAGGTCAACAGAGTTGGAGTGCGTGGGAAACGCCCTCAAGCCAGCGCCGCGCAGAATATGAAAGGGAGTAGATTCATCAGTCTGCGCTCTAAAGTCACCAGCGGGATCACCATAGATGATAACTTCGCCAGCAGCAGCGAAACGGGTAGCTAGTTCGTTGCGCATTACTTCTGCGAAGCGAACGATACCCATATCAATAGCAACTATCTCGGAGTGCAGCAGCCATCTGCCGCGAACCTTCTGCCCGAATACAGCAGCAGGGGTTAATCCAAAGTCAACGCCCACATACACTGGAACACCAGCGGCAATGGGGATTTCTTCCTTAGCAACGTGTACGTCTGGTGCAAACATAGGGTAAACAGGCTTCCCATCTTGGATGTGACCCAACCTATTCATCACATACACGTCGATCCAACTCTTAGTCTTACCTTGAATCAGGTTAGGGTAATAACTCTTCATCATGTTGGCTTGGTTTTCGGCGGACTTGTTAGGAACGTAGTTCTCTAACTCCCCCTCGTCGTTGCGTACTTCCTCCATGCCAGCAGGCTGGGTATAGAAACGCCAGTTGTCTGGTGTGACCAGCATCTTAGCTTGCTCACGCGGTATATGATCTGGGATTGGCACCTCACCAGCCATAATCGGCCACCAATGATCCTCTTCGGGAGCGTTGGTATCGGCAATAACGCCAGTCCAAGTGGCACCACCATCACGCATAGAAGGGAAACGACCCACACGCATCGTACAGGCGTCAATAATACTCTTCGGAAGCTCGCGAGCCTCGTTGATCCAGATGCCTGTAAGCTCAAGCGAGAGTAATTTCTTAACGTCTTCGGGCCGATCAAGCGCAAGGAAGATAATCTCAAGGTCAATGTCACCTTTCTTGATGTGGTGTGTGTACGGAACAGACCAAGTGAACTTTCCCCAGTCATCTTCGGGGAACCAGTCCAGCCAAGTCTTGATTGTGGTGGTTCTAAGCTGCGGGTTGGTGTTACGAATGATAGCCCAGCGGCTTTTTCGTATGCCATCTGGCCCTTTTGCCTGCCCAAGAGCGCGGCGAAAGACCTCAATGCAGCAGCCAACAGACTTCCCAGACCCGACAGGGCCGCGAATCCCACGAAAGAATGTGTCGTCCTTCATAAAATCCTTTAGGACTTGCCCGTCAGGTTTGTATTTGAAGTCTACCAATCCCGCACTCCGCGATCAGTACCAGCTTTAATCATACCCTCGATGACCTCTGGGGCCATTGCCTCGATAATCTTGTCAGCTTCATAGTTAGTCACGAAATCCTTGGGGTGGTGTTGCATATGTACGCGCATCACCACCTTGCGAAGTGTATCTCGCTCAGGCTGAGAAAGAGTATTGAGAAAACTCACAGACCACCCTTTGATTTAGCGTTTTTGCCCAAGCTACTGGATCGTTTGTCAATCTTGACCTTGAGTGCCGCAATCTTCTTGCGTTCCTCGGGGGTTCGACTACCTTTAAACTCGCCTGTGTAGGCTTGAAAGAGACTTTTGAGACGCCTGAACGTACCCATGTCCTGTGCGCTCTTCAGCTTCTTGTCGAGCAAGCTTAGCTTTGCCATCGAGCTATCTCTTGGGCTTTGTCCTTTAGGCATTTAACTCATCCTTTGTAAATTTAGCTTTGCGTGCCTTGGCTGCGCTGCGCCGTGGCTTCTTGGGTTCTGCAACGAGATAACCATCAGGAGACATAGCAAGGTAGCGCTGTCCGTCTGCTTTTGCTGGCTTATCTTCAGTGAAAAGAAGAGGCATAGAAGAAGGTGTGCGCGTTTTTCCTGTGAAGGTGCGCCCCATCAATTCGTGTGTCTCGCCCGTGTAGGGTTCGCCGTTACTTTTGTAGACCCAAGCCATTATGCTCTCCGCTTCAGTAATGTTTTCTTTTTCTCAGGGAAGCCAGCCTTCATATTAGAATAAGCCTTGTCACTCACGGTGGACTTAGACTTGGATCGGCTGATCCCCTTCTTCTTTCGCGCGTTTATATTCGCGTACAAACCTTTAGGCACTAGACTTGTTCCTTTTACTTATTGCTTTACTCTTAGCACGAGCGTCAGCTTTAGACGAGGCACCCCATGCCTTGAGGCTAAGGAGAAGACGAGTCGGCTTACCTTTTGAGTCACGCTCTGGTCCCTTCATTCCCGCCATTCGAGCCAAGAAAGAAGCGCGTCGAGGGTTATCTCCGCTCTTAACTGGAGCCTTCAGCGTACCTTTCTTGTAAGATGCACGACCTTTAGCGTTCAAACCACCCTTGGGGTTCTTGCCCGCTTTACGTGTCCATGCTGGGGAAGCCATATCAACCTCTAATAAACGGGGAGGTGACAGAAAGGTAGGCGCTGCGCAGAAGAGTGTTCTTCTTGGGCGTGTAGTTTAGGTTAGGCGTCTT